TGAAAGTTAGTAAGCGGTATGACACCCGAAACAGGGCGTACAGCGCCTTTAACATCATCACCATAAGTAATAAGGCTAACGCTATCCTGGAAGCGACTAAGTCCGCTCGGCAAAGGAACACCGGCATACTCCCGCAATGGAGGATTGGCAACATAAAATGCGCCGCGAACGACCAGACTATTCATCAAAGAATTCATCTGAGCGGTAACGGACATCCCAGAAGCCATGGTGCCGGCAACGGAAAAAACCTGACCAAGGATGACATAAACGGGATGGGAGAAGTTAGTGGACAAATTCTTCAAGAAAGAAAGTTCCTCTACACTCCAACCAACAAGGGAAGCCACATGAGCCAAAACCGAAAAGGCCGAGTCCATCAAAAGAGAGGGCACGGACAAATCGTAATTGCTGTAGTCACCACCCAACCTTTCGGTCGAATTATAACTATCAAGGTTACTTTCCATGTCATCCCAGTCTTGGGAATGGACATCCATGCCAACAGCACACTCATTCTTAGAAGAAGCACTAATACAAGAAAAAAGAGGCGCATAATACATGCGAGAAACGATAGTCATGGCGGCCTGACCGACAAAAAACACACGAATCTTCTTCTTTCCAATACCAGTAACCTCATCCTTAAGAGCTGCGCGGAAAACAGAAAGGTTCTTACCACCCGAACGAACTCTTTCGATCAGGGTTTGAACCGCCTCGAGCAAGAGTGGCTTAGGGTAGTAATACACGTTCTTACCAGGACAAATCACATCATCCACAGTAGGATGGTAAGATGAACAAGAGCAGTTCGAAAGCATACAAGCTTCTTCAAAATACTGAAGCTTCTTACCTGGAAAACCCAAACCAGCAGCGGTATTGAGCTTTAAAGCAGGTATGAGGGCAGTCCCATTGATCGAAGCAAAAATGCTAAGAACTTTGGGGTTGCCATCTATGCAACTAGCAAAGGTAACCTTAGCATCGCTTATGGCGCTCGAAAGTTCTGTGCTTTCCGAAGGCACAATCCTATCACAGATCTTCTGGATAACCAAGTTGTACGGCACCAAACTAGTGGTGTCAGTGAGAAACGTGTGCTTCTTAACACCAAGAATCTCATCGAGAACCACATTGTCATATCCTGCAGATCGCACAATCTCACTACGAAACGTGTTCAAAGAACAACTATTCACACCTCTTCTCTTAAGAACACCTAAACTATACATCTTATCGACATTAGTCGGGGCTTCAAGAAGGGGGTGCCTAGCTGTAGCGTCAAGAACAGTATCGACAGGCGTACAAGGCATCTGATAGTCGACGGACAACGGAATTACGGGGCAAGAAAGAGTCAAGCAAGCTTGAGCAATAACTTCCCTCGTCAACGGGGCAAAAATGCCTCGAGAAACTCCGCGTGACACAGCAGTCCCGCAAAAAATACCAGCCAAAAGCACTTGTTCAGTGCCCCCAACAGAAATCGAGAGAGATAAAGGTGAACCACAATCACCGGCGACAGTATCAATAGAGACTCCCAGTTGAAGTACAGTCATGATACCCACTTCTCCGAAATTAACTTTCATAGAGATGCAGGGTCCAAGACATTGCACTTTCAACGGAACGAAAGAACCGATGACACAGCTAGTGTCGCGCTTCAACCTTTCGGGAAGACGAACCAAACACAAGGAGGAATCACTCAACGGCAACCTAGAAGTACCAGCTACCAGAGACGACAACATATCGTGATGGACAAAATCCGCACGAATATCGCCTTCCTTGGGACCAATAACATTCATAATAGCCATATCGTTATTCCCCGCGGGACGAAACACGCTCCTCTTGTGGAAAGAGAGAGTTTGCTTGTTCCCGTTGGAACGACAAAACTCAACTCGTATCAATGAGGACTCTTCTGTAGAAAAAA